GGATAACACAGTAACCATGGCTAGAGCAAATAGAAGTGTAGTAAATTCTAAACCTAAACCTTTCATATCTACATGGAAGACAGACAATACTTCTGTAGGTTCAAGCACTGCTAATCAAATTAGAATCCCTGTTAACCCAAGCGGATCTTATAATTTTATGGTATATTGGGGTGATAATACAAGTAGTTCAATATCATCTGCTTTCCAATCTGATTTAACTCATTCCTACGCCTCAGCCGGAACATACAATGTGACAATGAGTGGTTATATTGATAATATTCGATTTAATAATACTGGAGATAGATTAAAACTTCTTAGTATATCTCAATGGGGAAGTTTAAAAATAACAGGGGCCGGCTCTCAATTTTTTGGATGCAGTAATTTAACCTTAAATAACATATCTGATACACCTAATCTGTATTCTAAAAATCTTACTACCCCTGGTGTTAGTGCTTCTATGGCTGTGATGTTTAGATCATGCTCATTATTAGTAAGTATTAGTCGTTTAGACCAATGGGATACAAGTAAGGTAGGATTTATGGGTCAAGTTTTTTATAATAATGATAAATTTAATCAAAATATAGGTAATTGGAATACCAGTCGAGTAACCAGTATGGACTTTATGTTTGCTATGCCTAGCGCCATTACAGGTTCATTTAATAATGGAGGAAGTGATTCTATAAAAAACTGGGATGTAAGTAATGTTAATAATATGAGTTCTATGTTTTATAACCAATCTCCATTTAATACAGATATTGGTAATTGGAATGTAGGGAAAGTAACTAATTTTTCATATATGTTTGCTGGTTCAAGCAATATAAGAACACACTCGTTTAATAATGGAGGTAGTGATTCTATTAAAAATTGGAATGTAGCTAGTGCTTCTAATATGTTTGCTATGTTTTATGGTGCTCCCCAATTTAATCAACCTATTGGAAGTTGGAATGTAAGTAATACCACAACAATGGGAGCAATGTTAGCCATATACTATGGCTCAACTACAGACTCATTTAATCAAACATTAAATAGTTGGAACACTAACAAAGTAACAGACATGCAATATTTATTTGCAGGTCAAACTAACTTCAACCAAAATATAGGTAGTTGGGACACTAGTAATGTACTTACTATGCTTCATATGTTTAATCAACCAAGCTCGATGCCTCGAGATGGTGTATTTAATAATGGTGGAAATCCTTCTATTAAAAACTGGAATGTAAGCAAAGTAAAGAATATGGATTACATGTTCTTAGGTCAACCATACTTTAATCAAGAAATAGGATTGTGGAATGTATCTGCTCTAACCTCTTCCATAAGCATGTTCCAAAATAATGGTTTACCAAGAAGCGCTAGCCAGTTTAATAATAGTGGAAGTGATTCTATTCAAAATTGGAATACTATTAATCTTACCAATATAACCCAAATGTTTAGCAATAATGTTTCATTCAATCAACCTATTGGAGGATGGAGAATAACATCTATGTCAACCGCAGCTTCATTTATGGTTAGTAAAACATTTAATGATTATTCTACTTCAAATTATGATAATCTCCTAATAGGATGGGCTTCACAATCTGCAAGACCTAATGTATCAATTAATTTTGGAACAATTAAATATACTGCAGCAGCATCAGCATCAAGAGCAATACTAACATCAGCACCTAATAACTGGACAATAGTAGATGGAGGGCAAATATAATGAAATGGTATTTAGCAACAAATGAAATAGATGTATTTCATTATGGAACAATAGAAGAGGAGTGGCAGATAACAACAGGACAACCTAACTTATTTTTTTATAATACTAAAGAGGAACTTATTATTGCTTTAGAATTATATGGACAACAGTACCAAGAACCTACAATAGAAAATACATCTACAAATATTAACCCTTTACCTCCTCCAGAACCACCTCTCCCTGAATAATACAGTTCATTTAGTTTTGTATATTTATAACAAAATCTAACACATGAATATTCCTATATATCCTGGTTCTAGCTCATTTTTCCCAGGCCAAACACCATTTGGATTCTATGACTATGATTATGACTTTCAAATTGATGCTGACAAAGTAACTACATTTTGTGCTCGTCGATTAGGATATCCTATAATGGAAGTTGAATTACAAGATTTAAACTTTTACGCTGCTTTTGAAGAAGCAATTACTATATATGGTAACGAACTCTACGCTTAACAAGTGCGAGACAATATGTTATCACTAGAGGGTGCACCTACATCTTCAAATTTAAATAACGCGCTTATCACGCCAAATATGGCTACTATAATACGCCTTTCACAACAGTATGCTTCAGAAGCAGGTGCTGGTGGAAATGTAACTTATTATAGTGGGGCATTAGCCTTAACTTCAAGTATACAAGAATATGATTTAGGAGCATGGGCTACAAACAATAATATTACAGGTGGAATAGAAATTAAATCTGTATTCTACCAAAACTTACCAGCGGTAAGTCAAATGTATGCTCCGTTTGGAGGATTTGGAGGACTAGGTGGAGTACCAGCAGCTGGTTTATATGGTGGAATGTATGGTGGTGGATATGGAGGTGGGTACTTGATGATGCCTGTAGCATATGATGCTGCTGTAGTTCAAGGTATAGAATTAAGTAATACAATTCGCTTATCAGCTTATACATTTAATATTATAAATAATAAAATTAAAATATTCCCTATACCATCAGACCAAGATGTTAGAGATGGATTTTTATGGTTTGAATATATTAAATCAGAAGAAAGATTAACAAACGGGTTAGTACAAACTAACACTGTTACAAATCCTTCTAATGCTCCATATGGTAACCCAGTTTATAGTCAAATTAACTCAGTTGGTAGACAATGGATATTTGAATATTGTTTAGCATTGTGTAAAGAAATGTTAGGGTATGTTCGTGGAAAATATTCTACTGTTCCTATTCCTGAACAAAATATGACTTTAAATCAAGCAGATTTATTAGCAGCTGCTACAGTTGAAAAGCAAGCTCTAAAAGAAAGATTAAGAGCTTATTTTGATGAAACTTCTAAACGTGCTTTGTTAGAAAGACGTTCACAAGAAAGTGATTTTAGAAGACAAGAGATTAATAATGTACCAATGACTATATTTATCGGATAATGGCAATATTTGGCTCGTCAAGAGATATATCAATGTTCAGAAAAATTAACCGTGAGTTAATGGGAGATGTTATCACTCAACAAATTGCAATTTACAAGTATGTTTTAGATCAAACTAAAATAAACATGTATGGTGAATCATCTGGTGGTAAATTTTTTGATGGCCCAATATTACTAAATGCTTTAATTACTGTAGGTGATAATACAAGCCCTACAAGTGAATTTGGCGTTGATTTTGATTGGAGTATTAGAGTAGCATTTTTAAGAGACGACTTAATAGACTCAGGAGTACACCCTGAAGTAGGAGATGTTTTATTATATCAAGAATCATATTTTGAAATTGACAACACAAATATTAAACAATTCTTTGCGGGTAAAGATCCTGATTATCCATATGCTCAAAACCCATTAAACCCAGGCTTAGAAAACTTTGGTTACAATGTAAGCGTAGTATGTGAAACACATTATGTACCAGCAGATCGTATTAATATCATTAAACAAAGATTATAATGGCTAAGCAAAGAAAAGTAACACCTAAAACCCAAAGAGAAATAAGTGAGTCTTTGCAAGATCCACTTACACCTGGTGGTGTTGGGTTTTCTCCTACTGGTAATCCTAATGATGCCAATACTGTTAATAGAGCAACCCAAACATCATTTAAAGATGATACTGTAAAGCCGTTTTCTATTGGTTTAGAAGACCTAGACTGGGCTATAATGTATTATTTTCAAAATGTAATTAAACCATCTGTAGTACAAAACGGAGAAACCCTCCCAGTCCCTATAATATATGGTTCACCTGAAAAATGGGCTTCATTTCAAAAGTTTGGGTATATAAGAGATTTACAAAGTAGAATAATGGCTCCTCTTTTAATGTTTAAAAGAAACAGTATTGAAAAAAATAGATCTATAACCAATAAATTAGATGCAAATCAACCTAATAATATTGCTATAACTAGTAAGAAATATAGCCAACAAAATATTTATAGTAAGTTTAACATTCTTAACGGAATCAAACCAGAACAAACATTATATGCCACAGTTGTACCTGATTACTTAACTGTAACATATGACTGTGCTGTGTTTACTTATTATAATGATCAACTAAATAAAATTATTGAAGCAGTAGAATATGCCTCAGATGCATATTGGGGTGATCCTGAACGTTTTAAATTTAAAACAAATATTGATTCATTTGCTTCTACAGTAGAATTATCTGATAATAAAGAAAGAATAGTTAAAAGTACTTTTACTCTTAAAATGTTTGGTTATATTATACCTGATACAATACAAAAAGGTACTTCATTTGTAAGTAAATTCTCTAATAGAAATAAATTAGTAGTCACCTCAGAGGTAGTTGTAGACGCTAATAATTTACCAACTAATACATGATATTTATAATAAATAAAAAAATAATTTTATGGAAAACAAAGTTTTAACACAAGAAGAAATTCAATCTTTAAAAAACATTCAAACCAACCAATCAAACTTGGTTCAAGCATTAGGAACAATAGAATATCGTATCCAACTTTTAGAATTAGACAAACAGAATCTTAAGTCACAACTCCAAAAACAAATTGAAGACGAAACTACAATAGCTAAAGAACTTCAAGAAAAATATGGTGATGGAAATATTAATTTAGAAAAAGGAGAGTTTATTCCGATTTCATGATTTTGACGTTTTTCAAGATATTTATAATTAAAACAAACATAACATAAACATGGCAGAAACTTTAATATCACCAGGTGTATTAGCAAGAGAAAATGATACTTCATTTATATCTCAAGGTCCTGTAACTGCGGGAGCAGCTATTATAGGTCCAACCGCAAAAGGACCAGTAGGTATCCCAACTATAGTTACTTCATATAGTGATTATCAAAACAAATTTGGTACTACATTCACTAGTGGTGCTAATAGTAATACTTATACTTACTTTACCTCTATAGCGGCCTACAACTACTTTAGTAACGGAGGAACTTCATTATTAGTAGCTCGTGTAGTGAGTGGATCATACACTTCAGCGAACACTGGAACTACTGGAACTACTACAATTAGTGGTAGTAACAATAATACTACATTAGTATTAGAAACAATATCTCAAGGAATTGAACAAAACAGTTCAAGTTCATTAGATGTGAGTGGATCTTTAGCTAGTGGATCATTTAATAACATTAGATGGCAAGTCATTAACTCAAATACATCTTCAGGTATATTTGATTTATTAATTCGTCAAGGTAATGATACTAATTTAAATCAAACTATATTAGAAACATGGACTAATTTATCATTAGATCCATTTTCTCCTAATTATGTTTCTAAAATAATTGGAGACCAAAACCAAACATTTAAAACAGATGGTACTTCATATTATCTTCAAACAACTGGTTCATTTGCTGGTGGTTCAAGATATGTAAGAGTAAAATCTGTAACTAACACACCAGGATATTTTGATAATAATGGTATAGCTAAAACTCAATTCACAGGTTCTATTCCAATTAATGCTAGTGGTTCATTCTCTGGTGCAACAGGTGATTTACAAGGTGGAGCTCAATATTATGAGACTATCACAGATGGTAATAAAGCACAAGGTATCCCATCAGGTTCAAACAATGGACAAGGATACCCAGATATGCTTAACTTATTATCCAACCAAGATGATTATAGATATAATATCTTATTAATGCCTGGTGTAATTAATAGTTTACAAACTGGTCTAGCTACTCAAGCTATAAACAATGCTCAGAATAGAGGAGATAATATTTACATCGCTGACTTAGTAATATATGGTTCTGTACTTAGCGCTGTTAATGCACAAGCTTCTTCAAGAAACACTTCATATGCTGCTTCATACTGGCCATGGTGTCAAGTACAAGATCCAGATAGCGGTTTAAATGTTTGGGTACCAGCTTCAACAGTGATAGGTGGAGTATACGCTTATAATGATAATGTTTCTGAACCATGGTTCGCTCCAGCAGGTATAAACAGAGGTGGATTGTCTCAAGTAATTAGAGCTGAAAGACGTCTATCACAAACAGATAGAGATACTTTATATAATGGAAAAGTAAACCCAATTGCTACATTCCCAGGAACTGGAGTAGTAGTATATGGTCAGAAAACATTACAGACTAGAGCTAGTGCTTTAGATCGTGTAAATGTTCGCCGTTTATTAATTTCTCTTAAATCATACATTTCTCAAGTTGCTCAAAACTTAGTATTTGAACAAAATACAACTGCTACAAGAAATAATTTCTTAGCACAAGTAAATCCATATTTGGAAAGTGTTCAGCAAAGACAAGGATTGTATGCATTCCGAGTAATAATGGATGATAGTAATAACACTCCAACAGTAATTGATCAAAATCAAATGGTAGGACAAATTTATTTACAACCTACTAAAACTGCTGAATTTATTTACTTAGATTTTAATATCACACCAACTGGAGCAACTTTCCCAGCATAAAGATTAATTATATAGATATTTATAATAAATAAAAAGACATGGCAATATTAGACGCAAACGAAATATTCTTCACAGCCTTTGAACCAAAACAGGCTAACCGATTCATCCTTTATATGGATGGTATCCCTAGCTATATAATCAAAGGAGTTAGTGCTGTTACCTTAACACAAGGTGAAGTACCTTTGAACCATATTAATATTTTACGTAAAGTAAAAGGAAAAAGTGTATGGGGTGACGTTACATTAACATTATTTGATCCTATTACTCCATCTGGAGCACAGGCTGTAATAGAATGGGTACGTTTACACCACGAATCAGTAACAGGTAGAGATGGATATTCTGACTTTTATAAAAAGGATTTAACTATCGATGTATTAGGACCTGTAGGTGATATAGTAAGTGAATGGGTATTAAAAGGCGCATTTATTAAAGAAGCTAATTTTGGTGAATACAATTGGGACACTGCAGATACCGCTGTAAACCTCACAATGACATTAGCTATTGACTACGCTGTATTGAATTTCTAATCTCACTACTTAAATATAAAAAGAGCTCGCAGTTTTGCGAGCTTCTTTTTTTCTTATATATTTATATATGACATTAAAGTTATAATAAATAAAAGCTATGAGCGAAAACAAATTAAAAATTCCAACAGAAATTGTTGAATTACCATCACAGGGATTAATCTACCCTGAATCATCACCTTTATCAAGCGGTAAAATAGAAATGAAGTACATGACCGCTCGTGAAGAAGATATTTTAACCAACCAAAACTATATCAGTAAAGGTACCGTATTAGATGAGTTAGTCAAATCACTTATTGTTTCTGATATAGACTATGAAGATTTAATTGTTGGTGATAAAAACGCTGTTTTAGTAGCAGCTCGTATTTTAGGATATGGTAAAGATTATAAATTTGCTTTTGGTGGAGATGATTATATTATTGATTTAACTGCAATTGAAGATAAACCACTGAATACTTCTTTATTTAAAAAAGGAGTTAATGAGTTTAAATTCATATTACCATCATCTGGTGATAATATTACTTTTAAATTATTAACTGGAAAAGAAGAAAAGAAAATAAATGCTGAATTAGAAGGATTAAAGAAAATAAATAAAAACGCCTCAGCTGAACTTTCAACACGTTTAAAGTATATTATTACTTCTATAAATGGCAACCAAGATCAAAAAGATATTAGAGAATTTGTAGACAATTATTTTTTAGCTCGTGATTCCAGAGCGTTAAGGGAGTATATAAAGGAGGTGCAACCAGACGTAGATCTGACCTTTTTTCCCGATGGGAGCGACGAAAAAGTATCAATTCCAATTGGACTTAGCTTTTTTTGGCCTGACATCTGATATAATATCTCAAGCTAGAGCTAGTATATTTACTCAAATACATGAAATAGTTTTTCATGGTCAAGGAGGATATGATTGGGAAACAATTTATAACATGCCTATTTGGCTTCGAAAATTCACTTTTCATAAAATAAAAGAATTTTACGAAGAAAAAAATAAAGCTCAAAATGAAGATTTAGCATCTCAATCTCAAAAAATTAAAGAAGGTAAAGTAGAATTACCATCACATTTTAAAGGTAAAATTGATAATAATAAAAAAATAGCCAAGTATTAAAACTTGGCTTTTTCTATATTTATGTTCATATAATATACTATGACTCCTCAAGAACAAAAGAAACTTAATGATCTTCTTAAAAAAGGTATTGAATTAGCTAAAAAGTTAGGTTTGGCAGCAGATGAGGCTAGTCTAAAAAACTTTAATGGGGATTTAACTCAAGCTGAAAGAATAGTAAAATCTTTACGAGATGAATGGAAAGATTATATTAAAGATATAGCTGGGGCTAGGGAAGGATTTGCTCGTATTCTTGATGAAATTAAGGGTATGAATAGTGGAGTTAATAGATCTAAAAAAGCATTTGAGGGACTAACTAGTTTAGCTGCTAAATTACAAAATCATGTTGATGGAACAAATAAATTATCTACTAAAGAGTTAGAAAAGTTAAAACAACAGACTAAACAAAGGGAAGATGATTTAAAATTAGCTGGTAGATTAGCTAAAGATAGAGTAAAAGAATTAGAAGCTAAAGCTAAATTATCCCCAAAAGAAACAAAAGATTTAAAAGAAGCTAGAATTGCTCATCAAAATATTTCTCAAGAAATAACTAGAAATGCAGGTCATTTAAGACAATTTAATGCTCAATTAAATGAAACTGTTATTGAATCTGAAAAAATAGATAAGAATTTAGGTTTAGCTGGTAAACTAATAGGAGACATAGGCAAACTTCCTATAGTAGGATCATTTATTGACTCAGCTAAAGTATTAGAAGACGCTACTAAAGCAGCTGGTGAAGAAGGAGCTACTAAAGCTTCAACTATGAAAGCGGCATTTAAATCAGCTGGTAGTTCCCTTAAAGAGAATTTAATGGATCCTACATCTATGACTTTAGGGTTAATGAAAATGATGTTTGAGACATTAAAGGGAGCAGATAAAGCTACAGGAGATTTAGCTAAGTCAATGAATGTGACTTATGATGCTGCTTCTAAAACCAGACAAGACTTAAATCAACTAGCTAACTCAACTTTAGATGCTTCAGTAAATACAATACGACTACAGGAGAGTATGGTAGCTATAGGTAATTCTTTAGGTACTAATGCTAAATTGAATGAAGCAGATTTAGTCACTATGACTAAATTAAGAGAAAAAGCAGGTTTAACTAATGAAGAGTTAATAGGAATGCAAAAAATTACCTTAGCAACTGGGGGTAATTTAGAAGAAAATACAGAACAATTTTTAGGTAGTGCTAAAGCATTATCAATGCAAAAAGGTTTAGCTATTAATGTTAAACAATTAATGAAAGAAACTGCTAACACTTCTAACGCTACTAAATTATCATTAGTAGGTGGAGCAAAAGGATTAGCAGAAGCAGCAGTACAAGCCAAAGCATTAGGAACAAGTTTAGACCAAGTAGATAAAATAGCAGGGTCATTACTTAATTTTGAGGACAGCATATCAGCTGAATTAGAAGCAGAATTATTAACAGGTAAGCAAATAAATCTAGAAACAGCTCGTTTAGCAGCATTAAACGGAGATTTAGCTACAGTTGCTGAAGAAATTAACAACCAGATAGGTGGATCAGCAGAATTCTCTAAAATGAATCGTATCCAACAAGAAGCATTTGCTAAATCTGTTGGTATGAGTAGAGAAGAATTAGCTAATTCATTAGTTGAACAAGAAGCATTAGCAGCTATAGGTAGAGATTTATCTAAAGAGGAACAAGCAGCTTATGAGGCTGCTAAAAAACAATACGGGGAAAAAGAAGCAGCTAAAATGTTAGTTGAAGGTCAATTAGAGGATATGATGCATCAACAATCTATCCAAGAAAGACTAAATGATTCTATTGAAAAAATGAAAGAAGTATTAGTAGCTATAGCTGATCCTTTACTTCAAATGATATCTCCTAT